AGAATACACCATTACGGTTTAGAGTTGATCTAGTTATAACCCAGCCAGCTTCACCTGATGCAACAGTTACTTTATTCTCCATAATAACTTCATAGTCACCAGGTTGCAATCTATAGTATCCATCAGTACCAACATGTACCTCTTCAGACCCTCGATGCTTCTTCTGATCTTCATCAATAAGAAATTCACCTGTCTTTATCTTAAAGACTTTACCGATACGCAAGTCTACAGCATTCGGCTGAATATCTCCAGCTTGGATGCCAGTCAGTTTAGACTTTGACCTCTGACTTGCAATATTAATCATCGACATGTGTTTCGTTCTCCCACCAGTTAATTATATTCATAATACCCATTGATATCATATCAAGGTATCCATCTTCATGTATCTCAGAGTGATACATATTCAACTCTTCAATGTTAGCTTCAGTCAAATTGCTGATATCGTCAACATTAAACCAGATCATAACATCTTCCCAGATGCCATCAGTGACCTCTCGTTCAATGTTCTCTATCCATTTGTATGGCTTGGCTATTGAGAATGTCTCACTCATATCGCATGTCCTACTACTTGTGTTTGATCCTCTTCAAGATCTAAAGCATACATCATAAGAATACAGTAGTGCATAGTCTTCAAAAGATCCTTACGGTTCTTTCCACCTTTCTTACCATATCTAGCAAGATACTTTATAGCAGTATCACGAGATGTGCTTTCAAGAGATCCTAACGAACGCCAGAAGTCAATAGTCTGAACATCCCCATCGCCAACATAATGCTGGCCATAGGTTCCGTTAACATAATCAGTCAATGCCTTTAGAGCATTACCTTCATTGTATTTGTATTTCGTAGTCATCATTGTCCTCCAATAAATCATCAATGTATTTCATATTACGTAAGGCTTTTGCCATCTGCTTTATTGTAGAACCTTTATAAGAAAAGTCAACCTCTATTTCATTCTTACCTTTAATTAATCCAGTAGGAGATCTATCAAATTCAATATCATTCAATCCAGCCCATACAGCAGCAGAACTATCCCAAGTATCAACATATGGTAACCACTGAGCAACAAGCTCAATCTCATTAGGACCATCGACCATACCAAGGAAGTGAATCTTTTTACCATTCTCTTTCGCAAGATCTAATATACCTTCATCATCTAACATCTGCATTAGCTTCCATCTTGATAAGAATCTTTGTAGATTGTTACCAGACTCAACACCAAACATATTAGGTGCAGTTAGAATAGATACTCCAATATAGTCTACTTCATATGCAGTAGCAGCCCATCTAAATGATTCTATTACTCCATCAATGTCACCAATTTCTGCTTGAGGTACAAAGAATGTTCCAAAGCCTTGATTCTTATACATCGGACCTAATTCCATTGCAGCATTAATAGTCTTTGCAACTGGCTCACCAGGATAGTCTGACATAACAATATAATCAGCATCAACAGCAGTTGCCATCTCAAGGAGCTTCTCAGATGGATACATTTCTTTACCTTGCTTATACATCTCGAAAGCAGAGTTATCCATGATAAGAGTGCTTCCAGGAAGCCTAGGAGTCTCTTTGTAGTACTTTGTATATTCCTTATCCTCTTCGATAAGATGAGCCAGTACTAGGTGGCTCATTCGACCTGTAGCAAACATATCAAGATATTTGGTAGGTGCGATGTGGCAAAATTCAGTCATTATAACTCCTTTAATAAATGTGGTCTATAAAATTATAGTCCTTTTCTTCATGATTGTCAACGTCAAAAACATCGTAGGAAGAGTCTGTGTCAGTTATCCAACCAGCTATCCGTTTATGTGCATCTCTTCCAAAGTGTCCATCAGGTTTACCACCTCTTCCTGGATCTGGAGTCTGACACATCTTATGATGTTTTGACAATATTCTGTTTACATTGAATAACGTATGACCGAATGGCAAAGATTCGTATGTGACGTATTCTCTGTCAAGTGGAGTCCATATAAGAAATCTTTTTGAATGTATTTCATAAGTCCTCAGAAAGCTTGATAATAGGATCACTTGATTAATTAGTTTGTGTGACAATACTTTGTCCATTTCAGAACCACGAGGAAAGTGATCACCATAGAAGTTATTGTACTTATTGTCCACCTTCATACTAGATCTAGGTAGATGAGTAACATATCCTGTATCAAATCTATCTAAGACTGTGAACTGGATATTAACTTGATCTGGGAGATTCTCGAGGTTTGATAAAATGTATTCCATAGTAGATTGAACTATAGAATCATTTGATGCACCACATCTTGAATCATTAACTAATTCAGCATCGTGGTGTTGAGCAACGAGGTAAGGCCAAGCCTTAGTGTGATCGTTGTCTAGGGAAAGCGGTGTTCCACGAGTATGGGAACACCCATTGGTATAAATTAACATAACAAAACATTTTCAAATAATTAGTGGATGTGGTGTACTGGTACCATTGTGGAACCTTTAGAATGATCAACGTTCGCATATGAACGTCCACCCATTCTTTTGATCCCATCAAACGTACCAGATACTTTCTTTCCAGTATTGGCATGAGTGAAGGACACAGAGCTACCCTTCTTCATTTTCTTTACACGGTCATGAGCTTTTTTCATCATGTCCATTTCAGGTAGCATTTCTTTAAACTTTTTCATTATAGTGTCCTTCAGGGTTTCCCATTTAGTCTTATTTATAAAGATTTATACTTTGCAATAGAACCATTTTCGTTATCTTCTGAAACAATAATCTTAATCTCACGACCAGGATATTGAACATTGATCTTCTCAGCCAACTCATCAGATATCATCTCACAGCTTCTATGATCCAATGATAGGATATCAGAAGAATATAAAGACTCAAGCCAACGCTTAAACTGTATAAACTCAATATCACGATCATCATGAAAAACTTCGATAGCAACATTAAAGTGAAATATATGACGATGAGCATAGCCCAAGAAGCTAACATCATCAGCGCCACCAGTAGCAAGCTTAGGATCATCTTTAGCTGCAGGGTATAAGTGTACCCCCTCCTTCTGGAATGTTACATATATCTTATTGACTATTTTCTGTAACGGCATTCATCATCTCCTCTTTCATTGTGTATAGTTGCCATAGTACCCACTTACGTTGCTTCTCAGATATCAAACGTAACTCTGTGATACCACTAGCTTCAGTATAGTAGTCCATCGACGGACAGTCAAGCACTTTTTCTACCCACACCTTTGTAGGACCTGGATTAGGAAACTTCTCAGTTAACCAATGTTGCTCAACCTTCTCAGCTTCTTCTTTAGTATCAAAGAATATAGAGAAGTCTGGTTTGATATCCCAATCGAGATACTTAGGAGACTTGAAGTAACCATCATCTACTGTTGGATCAAATCTACGTAGTACATCTGACTGATGTGTAATACCAAACTTACAGAAGACTTTGCCTTCTGGCACTTGGAACTTTTTATTCCTCATAGTAAGGAAGTAAAACTTATACGCCATATCCGTGGCCTTTCATTATGAAGTTATTCATTGCTAAGACCATACGGTCCTTTGACATACCTTTAAGATTGTTTATCAATGTGTGATTAGGGACACTTGCGCTTTCAACCAACTCTTTGCAATATGCAAATGTTTCGTCTTTTGTCATTGATGCAGTTTTATCCCAGAAAACCATCATTGCGCCTTCGCTAATTTTAGCGGATTTCAATTGTCTACTCATAGTCATATTCCTTCTTATAAATCCCTCAAGGGGTCTCATCAGTGCATTATTGCCTGACTACATTAACGACCTTACCACATTATTGCGGAAAGGTCAAGCGGTTTATTACCACTCTTTTATATTGTATACGTCTTTATAGATCTTGTCCATAGACTCAGAACCTTGACGATATCCAATAAAGTATCCCACCATTCCTGATGCAATAACTATTACAGATGCAATTATTACAATGTTATCCATACTAACCTACTTTCTTAATTGCTGTTAGACCTTCAAGTACTTTGTTTGTATCTTGAAAGTTATATTCAACTTGACCAAATTCAAAATACTCTTCTACCAATTGATCAAGAAAACCATCAAGGTCGTCAAATGCTTGCTCAGGAGGTGTTCCCAAATACTTTTCAGCTCTAATCCAAACATCTCCAAAAACATAATCCCAGATTACTGTACCTTCGTCAGTATGATTATCTGTGTCTTTTACAGCATCGTTGAATAAGTTGATGATGATGTCTTCTTGTTGCATTACTAATGTATATGGCATAATATTCTTTCCTTTGTTAATATAATAGTTATACCACATAGTAAACATAAAGTCAACAGTTAATTT